CTTTCTGAAAGAGATATATCTAAACTCTCCTGTTTCCATGAGAAAAAGTTAGAGCCTGCTCCCGATGTGTACGTGTGTGTTACTGTTTGTACACTTCCCAAATCTGTCTCTGTACTTCCATCCCATCTCCTAACTTTAACAATAGTATAATATTCTGCTGTTCTTGATGGAGAGCCACTCCTTGCCCCATGTACTAGATTAACTTTAGCATTACCTGCGATGTCAAAATTTTGATTTATTAAAGCATCAAAATCTAAATCTATAATTTTAGTAAATGAGCCAGTCGCTGCGGAGGAGCCAGTAGCTAACGGGTTACTAATTAGTATTTGGCTAACTAAAGAGTTTTTAATAGAGGAGCTATCCTCTTGCCTCATAGGAAATAAAGAAAGAAAACTTTGTCCCGATGTTAATTCTTGAAAAGAAAATGTAGCCAATACTGGGCTTGCTGTTGTAAACTTTGTAAGTTGAGGGTTTGCTAATGGCATTTTATAATCCTAAGTCTGCGATTATATCTGCCTTGTTGTTATTTAGGTCTGTTAAAAAACCCTGCCATATTGAATCGCATACATTTAATTTAGACTGTGCCGTAGCTAGTTGCCAGCTATTTTGATTCTCATTGATTGCGTAAAAAGCTGCCCTATGTGATGCAACCATCGCTAACCATTGTTTATTAGCTGCGGTAATAGTTGCATAGTTTGCTACTAGGCCAATATTGTCTCCAAAGGTTTTTTCTATGTCGCTCTCTGCCATCAATACCCATATATTAGTGTTAGCTTCTAAAATTTGTGTAGCACTTGCGTTCTCTCCAATAGCTAATAACACTTGAGCTGTTGTTGCTAGAGTTCCACTATCCGCCATTTACCAATCTCCCTATTTGTATAGTTAATTCTTGGATTGCTTCGATTAAAGCTGCGTCTTTGTCTTCTAATTCATAATCTTTATCTTTTACTTTCACAGCTCTCATACTTTTATCGAGTGAACAGTTAAATTTAAATGTTTGCTTTTCTCTCCCCAAATCGCATTAGCTGCTCCCTCGCATATATGAGTGTAATTTCCGAATATTTTAAGATGCCTCACTCCTAAGTTGTCGTTGGTGTATGCGAATTGTGTAGACTTGAAACTCTGAAATATATTACTATCATCTAGTAAGTGTACCTTGCCAGTCTCCATCAACATCTTAACATGAGAGTACTTTAGATGTTTAACTAGCTTTCTAGTACCCCCCTCATCCATCTCTTGCTTACTATTATCAATAGCAACTGTCTGACGTTTAGTATCGTCATCATGCTTCAACCAATCATAAACCCCTACCCCAATCCCTACTGAGTCAATGAATATTTTAGAAAAATCATACAAAGCATGTAACTGCTTTATATGTTCAAAGGTTTGGGGTAGAGTAGTCTTACTTGTTTCTTGGTTCTCAACTTGGTAGAGATGTCCTTTCTCTGTTAATTTGAATACTTGAAATGTAGATTGGTCGTCTCCCATCCTTGCGATATCAACTCCTAATAAATATGTTTGATTTTTATCTATTGTATTAGGTCTCTGCTCTGTCATACATGATTGAATCAGTTTATCCTCAAACCATTGTCTGTTATCATCTAAGAACTCCCCCATATACTCCTGTCTGTACTCCATCTCTGAAAGTATGGCCTTCTGATTATCTAAGAACTTCAACGCCTTGTCTCTCTTTTCCTTAGTCCAATCCTCTGACAACTCTCTGTCTTCATACACCTCTCTTGTATTAGTATTGAAGACCTGCCAATTTCCCTCTGTATTCTCCCAACTCTTGAAAAAGAAGTTCTTTTCACTACTATTCGCTATAAACTTACCTCTAGGAGTTGAACTCATCCATATCTGACCTCCAGTAGTTGCTAGAGTTGGCATTGCAGCCTTCCACATTATCTCTGGCATACCACTTGCCTCATCTATATATAGCACATCTCCTGTAAAACCTCTTACAGCGTCTCCTGTGTTCCCTACAGGCCTTGAGATGACCCTAGCCTTGTTTTTTAACCAAATACGGCTCTTTGTAGGCTTATTCTTGCCCTTTTGTATCAAATGCTTGTATTCTTGCTCTAAATAGTCCAAAACCATGATTATTATGAGTTGAGCCTGGTCTTCGGTTAAAGAAACAACGATTATCTGACTATTTGGGTTATTAAGCATAAACTTACCTATTTTATGACTAAACGTCATAGTCTTACCTACTTGTCTACCTGTATTAACTAATAAGTCCCCTTTTGCTTCTAATATGGCCTTTTGCCACTTATCTAGAATCATACTACCTCGAAATGTCCTTCACCAACATCTTTTAATAGCTTTGTCTGAATCATGAGCTTCATGTACTTCTGAATAGTCCTATCATCACAACCAATGTGCATCATTAACTCTGTCTTTAATCTATTTAGACCTATCTTCCCATGAATGTTCTTTAACATCTCTTTAGCTGATTGATAACTATTCTTCCCCATCCCTTTACTAAGAACTACTAATATATAAATGTATGTATGTGCGTGTTATACAGAATCTCTAACAGCTAGCAGCTAGTAGCTAGCTTTTAAGTAAGATATAACAGACCTCTTACTGACCGAAGGTCTCTATTGGGTTAGATATTGCTTAATTCTTGTTGGAAGGAGACCAGTATCCTTATCATCTAACCAATCACACACACGCAAAATCCTACTCATCCCCGTTCCTGTCGTTGAAATAATAAATTTCTAAACCGATGTTGTAGTCGTTTATGAGGTCTTTTGGTATTTGTTTATTACTATATATTCAATAGGCCACATCTCTTTTCTGTTCCTTTTGTAAGAGTTTTGTAGTGACTGTTATTAGAAGTGTTTATTTTATATAAGTGTTTTGCGTCTACATTATATATAAAAAGTTTCTGGGCGATGCCCCCCCCTAAATCCCCCCCCACAGAGAACGTCGCTTAGGCACTACATTTATACGGGCACAAATCTCCACAGGAAACAGAGGTACACCACCTACATTGCACATGGAACTATAGAGCTAACACTACATTCTATGCATAGATACTACGTATAATCATGCTTGTACGTACTGTACCCGTATAGATTTAGGCACTACAAGCCCACCTTCATTTCCTATGGAGAATGTAGTGGGTAAGAAACAGCTATGTTGTATTAAAGCCCCTGCTAGATGGCTAGCGAATGAAAAAAGCTCTAGCTTTTTTAAGAGAGCTAGCTATATAAGTTTTGCCTTTAATACATGCTACTAATCAATAACAACAATCTCTTGTTTTAGCTCTAGAATATACCTAATAGTCTCATCTATACTCATACCCTCACTCATTACCTTAGCCTTAATTAACTCAATTAACTTATCCATAATTACCATCTTTTTGATACCTCGATTTAAACACTCTCTTATATCCACACTTCTTTCTCATGTACTCTCTATTCTTCTTCCTTGCCCTACACCGCCTGCATGGTTGAGCTCTTGTAGTCTGTTCTCCACACTCTACACATCGCATCCCTCAATCCTCTCTTTTAGCTCTTCTTCTTAATCTTGCTGTTATCTCTTTTATCTTCTTGAACTCTGGAGATTCTTTATTCCCAATATATCCTTTATCAATTATTTCTTCTGCAATCTCCTGTCTATCATTTAAATTATTAATACCAACTAGCATTCCTAATTGCACTCCTGTGATTATGTATCTATCTGCCATTTTACATATTTTCTACCTTTTGTGTTCCCTCAATCCTCTCTTTTAGCTTTTTATCTATAATATCATTGATTACATCAGTATAGTTTAAAGGTATTCCATTACAATTCCAATCAACTAATACCTTCTTTATCTTATCTTTCATTGGTTCAATTAACTTAATTACATCTTTTAGGGCTTTAATCTTATGTCTAACTATTGCTCTACCACAACCTAATGTTTGATATTCTTCAGCTTCAAGTTCTCTTATTGTTTTCATTTTCCCTCAATCCTTGCTTTTAACTTTATTCTAAACTCATCTAATTGTTTATTATAATTACCTAAAGGCATTTCATCAATCAACTTAA